AAGGATTACACACTTGCTAACTGCAAGATTATGCTTGGGCAAGCACGTGAAAAATTTGCCAGCATTGCAGGACCACAAGGCGGTACAGCACTTAATGGTGCGAGTATAAAGCAAGAAGGTTTTAATGATATTGAAAGACTCACTGCCGAATTAGTAACACTAGTACCAGGTGGACAAGGCTACTATTGGATTAACGGATAATGAAAGCATCAGAATTTATTACAGAAGAACACGAAGAACTGTATACCGAAACCGCTAAAATGGTTTGGGGTAGAACAGGCGGCACTGCTAAAGGTGGTAAAACAAAATTACGTTTCCGTTGCTCAACAGGTCCAAGAGCAGGTAGACAAGTAAGTCATCCGTCCAAATGTCATCAACAATACAATGTTGCTAAAGCCCAAAAAATGAAGACAACCAGAGCAAGAACTGGACCAACACAAGCACGTAGACAACAAAGAACCAAGTCTATCAACACAGCAAGTGTGTTAGCACGTAAACTTAATACGGGCAAACCAGGACAGCCAAGACCTTACATTTAGACTTGACAAACCTATAGATGATGCTATAATGTTTAGTATTACTTAGGAGAAAAACTTTTATGATTATAGGCCTTTGCGGTTTTATCGGATGTGGTAAAGACACAGTAGCAGACTATCTAACAAACGACCACGGCTTTCGTAGAGAAAGTTTTGCAGGAACACTTAAAGATGCTGTTTCCGTAGTTTTTGGTTGGGATAGAGAAATGCTTGAAGGAAGATCTAAAGAAGCACGTGAATGGCGTGAACAGATAGATCCTTGGTGGTCAGAACGCTTAGATATGCCGACATTGACTCCAAGATGGGTGCTACAATATTGGGGAACTGAAGTTTGTCGTAAAGCATTTCACGATGATATTTGGGTAGCAAGCCTAGACAACAAACTGCGTAATAGTGCAGATGATATTGTAATTAGTGATTGTAGATTTCCTAATGAAGTTAATGTAATTAAAGAAGCAGGTGGTAAAGTTATTTGGGTAAAACGCGGTAGTTTACCAAAATGGTATGATTCAGCAGTTCAAGCAAATGAAGGATCAAATTTCCATATTAACGAAATGAAACTAGCAAAAGTACATCCTAGTGAATGGTCTTGGGTAGGCACTGAGTTCGATGCAGTAGTTGAAAATAATTCTTCTATTGACGAACTATATGCACAGGTTGAAAACTTACTAGTAGTCAGCCACTAAGTCACCTTGTTTCCAACGTATATTTTCCTTAGATAACACATTTCTGCAATTAGCACATACAGTTTTTAAATTTTGTGGCCTACAATTATCTAAATTTTCGTCAACGTGAAATACTCTAAATATCTCTTTATGTGGTGATTTGAATCCACATTTATCACACTGGTTTTTAATTTTATATCCTGCACGTTGCCATCTAGGAACACCGTGATGCAGTCCGTGTTGGCTACAAGATTCGCATAGACTTCTATAGTATGTCTTATTGTTTTTCTTATAGTTTACTGCACGTGGTCGTAAACCGCATTTACAAAGTGGTCTCATACGTGTATTTACACCTTTTAGACCCCTTTTTATATAGGTATAAACAGCAGTTTTTGTTGTAATCTACTAAATACATTAGTAATACAGATTAGGTATAACAATATACTTTTACATTACCAGGAGATAACGGAATGGCACTACAATCACCAGGCGTTGAAGTAACTGTAATAGATGAGAGTTTTTACACACCCGCTGAACCGGGAACAACACCTCTTATCGTAGTTGCTACAGCCCAAGATAAAATTAATGCTGCTGGCACAGGAACTGCTTCAGCAACAACTGCCGCGAATGCCGGAAAAGCATTTAAGGTAACATCACAGAAAGAATTAGTAGATCTTTTTGGAGTTCCAAACTTTGAAAAGACAGCAAGTAACACACCAATACACGGAAGTGAATTAAATGAATACGGCTTGTTAGCAGCATATTCATTGCTAGGCGTATCTAACGCTGCATTTGTTACTAGAGCTAACGTAGATTTAGGACAATTAGCAGGTACTGCAGATGCACCGGGAGCGAATCCGGATGATGGTACTTGGTGGGTTGATACAAGAGGCACAACTTGGGGCATCCAAGAATGGAACGGTGCTGCTATTACAACAACAGGTGGACAAAAGTTTACTAATAAAACACCAATTGTATTAACAGATGACGACACAACAAAAATTGACTCTGGTACAGGAAAGCCTAAAGGTTCAGTAGGCGCTATCGGAGACTATGCAATTATTTTCCAAACAGTAGACGGTTCAGGATCATTCGTAGCAACTAAAGAAACAGCAAAAGTGTATTACAAATCCGCTGGTAATGGTGTTTCTCCAAGTGCAGGTGAATGGGTACTAGTAGGATCAAACGATTGGACAGCAAGTCATCCAACTATCGTTGGTGACACATTTACTGCGGCAAGCGGTAAGTTTTCAATCAACAGTACAGACTTTGAAGTAACTGGTACACTTGATGATCTAGTAACTGCTATTAACGGACAGATTAGTAGAACACAAGGCATTTATGCTAGAAACGTAAGCGGTAAATTATACCTATACGCACAAGGCAAAGAAGCAGATGCAAACAATACTGACTCAACACTTACACAAGCAATTATTATTGATGATGCAAGTACAAGTCCAGCAGTTGATTTTGACGCATTAGGTTTTGCAAAAGGAACGTATTATGCTCCTGCACTACAGCAGTCAGCACATACAAGTGTTCCACAATGGAAAACAAATGATAGTGCTTCACGCCCAACAGGAAGTGTTTGGTTAAAAACAACTGAACCTAACAATGGTGCAAGATGGAGAGTTTACAACTGGTCAAGTGCAACTACAACTTGGAATGCAGTTAATGCTCCAATTTATGGTTCAGGACACGCTGCTTTATATTGGTTAGATAGAAGTGGTGGCGGCGCAAACATTGCAGCAAATGCTATTTTTGTTCAATCAAACTCAAATGAACACAGTGGTTTTGATGCAACACCATCAACAGCAACATTTAGATTATGGCGTAGAGCTGCAACAGGCAACACTGTAGTTACATCAGCAGAAGTTACTGCTTCAACATTTACAGCAGGATCAAATACATTTGATCTAGCAGAAAGTGTTAAAAATTCAGCAGCATTAGCAACAGCGGTTACTGTAACATTTACAGCAACTGGTGCAACAACTGATGCAGATTTACTTGCAGATGCAGTTAACAGTGCAGGCTTTACAAACATTGAAGCATCGGTAGATACTGATAACAAAGTTTCAATCTTCCATAAATTAGGTGGAGACTTTAGAATTGCAGACGGAAATAATGCTCCAATTGGAAGTGCTTATACTGCATATAACATTGATACACTAGCAGGAACAGCAAACTTATATGCTGCACCAGCAGGTAGCAGTGATGACTTTGTTGCAAGTTTATGGCAACCATTAGCAGCAAGTAATTTCAAAGCAAGTTCAAACAATCCAGAAAACGAACCAGCAGACGGACAACTTTGGTACAACCCAGAGTTTTCAGAAGTTGATATTATGATCCACAATGGTACTACTTGGGTAGGTTATCATAACTATGGAACATATAGTAACTGTTCACCAGCAGGTCCAATTGTAAGTGCTACTGAGCCTAAGAAAGATACAGGCCAATCAGACGGAACAGCACTTGTAGATGGCGACCTTTGGATTAGCACAGCAGACTTAGAAAACTTCCCAACTATTTACAGATGGAACGGAACTACACTTGCTTGGGTACAAATTGATAAAACTGATCAAACTTCAGAAGAAGGTGTATTGTTTGCAGATGCACGTTTTGGTTTAGCAGGTGCTACTGGTAATACAGCAGCAGATATCATAGACTTACTAACTAACAACTACTTAGATCCAGATGCACCAGATCCTGCACTATATCCGCAGGGAATGCTGTTATGGAACTTACGTAGAAGCGGTGGAAATGTTAAGAAATATAACAACAACTACATTGACACAACTGCTGATAATGAAAGATTTAACAACAGTGAGGCAATGACAGGTTACGCTACAGACAGATGGACTACTGAATCAGGCAACCAAGAAGACGGTAGCGGATCATTTGGTAGAAAAGCACAGCGTATGGTAGTTGTACAAGCATTGAAATCTGCAATTGACACAAGTGATGAGATTAGAGACGAAGAAAGACGTAACTTTAACTTAATTGCTTGTCCAGGTTACACAGAAACAATGAGCAATCTTGTTAACTTAAACATTGACAGAGGCTTAACAGCATTTGTAGTTGGTGACACACCATTTAGATTACCAGCAGATGCTACATCATTAACAAACTATGGTTCTAATGCAGAACTAGTTGTAGACAACAACGATAACGGTATTGTTACATACGACGAGTATATGGCAGTATTTTATCCAAATGGATTTACAACAGACTTAGGTGGAGCAAACGCAGTTGTTCCAGCATCACACTTGATGCTAAGAACTATTGCACTGAGCGATCAAGTATCGTTTCCGTGGTTTGCACCAGCAGGTACAAGACGTGGTGGAATCAGCAATGCTACAGCAGTAGGTTATATTGATGCAGCAACAGGTGAATTCCAAACAGTTGCACTTAACGAAGGACAGCGTGATACGTTATATGATCAAAAAATTAACCCAATAACATTCTTTAATGGTGTTGGTTTAGTTAACTACGGTCAGAAAACAAGAGGCAGAAATGCTTCTGCGCTAGACAGAATTAACGTAGCAAGATTGGTAGTATACTTACGTAGCCAACTTAATAAATTAGCTCGTCCGTATATCTTTGAACCAAACGACAAAATCACAAGAGACGAAGTCAAACAAGCAGTAGAAAGTTTACTACTTGAGTTAGTTGGCTTAAGAGCTCTTTATGATTTCGCTGTTGTTTGTGATGAAACAAACAATACGCCGGCAAGGATTGATAGAAATGAACTTTATGTAGACATTGCTATTGAACCTGTTAAGGCTATTGAGTTCATTTACATTCCATTGCGTGTCAAGAACACAGGAGAAATATAATGCCTATTACATCACTTAATAACTTTGGGGTACCAACAGACGCAGGCAACCAAGTGCTCTTGATGCCAAAGTTAAAGTATCGCTTCCGCGTTACTTTACTTGGATTCGGAGTAACTGCTGCAACTGAACTTACTAAACAAGTAGTTGATGTTTCAAGACCAAAAGTTGGTTTTGAAGAAATGCCGTTAGATGTTTACAACTCAAAGGTTTACCTAGCAGGTAAGTATACCTTTGAAACATTAACACTTAACTTGCGTGATGATGCAACTGGTGAAGTACAAAAACTAGTTGGACAACAAGTACAGAAGCAATTCGACTTTGTTGAACAAGCATCAGCAAGATCAGGTATTGACTACAAGTTTACAACTAAGATTGAAGTATTAGACGGTGGTAATGGAAACAACGCAGCAGGCGTTAACGTGCTTGAAACACAAAATATGTACGGTTGTTTTCTAACTAACGTTGATTACGGCGATGCAAACTACGCTACTAACGAAGCAATGACTGTTGCACTAACAATACGCTTTGATAATATGGTACAGTGGGGTGCAGGCGAGCAAGGTGTTGGTGTTGGTATTGGTGCTGCTGTCGAAAGAACACTCGGCAATACTACTACTGGTGCTACTGCTGCTCAAGGCGCTTAATACTAGTTTTATTAAAAACACTAAAAGCCCGGAAAATAATCCGGGCTTTTTTTATGGCTAAATAATAGTATGGCCAACAAATTTACAAGATTTTTGACAGACGTATTTACAGGATTATCAAATCCTAAAGGAAGAGTAGCGAACTATACACACGCTACTAGACTGTTTATTGATGATAATTATAGACTATCACCTAAACACAAATATAATTATTATGTTAGGATTGAATTAGATCCTACAGCACACAAAGCAGCAAACTTTACTGCAAAGCATACTGAAGAAGTAGGTTTACTTGTTAAAAATGTAAACTTGCCAAGTTTTAAATTTGATAAAGAAGTTTTAAATCAATATAATAGAAAAAAAATTGTTTACAAAAAGATTGATTATGATCCTGTAAGTTTTACTTTTCACGATGACAACCAAGGCATAGTAAATGCATTATGGGCAATATATTATGGTTATTACATTGCTGATAGAAACCTACCTAACTCGGCATTTGATTTTAATCACTACCGTGTTACTGATACTAATATGGATCAATTTAGATATGGCTTAGATAATAATATAACAACACCATTATTTAAAAGTGTACAGATATACACAATGGGTCGCAGAAGATTTATAGGTTATGAATTAATTAATCCAAGAATTACTTCTTGGGCTCACGGGGATTATGATTATGCTGCTGGCAGTGAACCTGCTGAAAGTACAATGACACTAGAGTACGAAGCGGTAAGATATACAGCAGGAAGAGTTAGTGAAGGATCTCCAAAAGGTTTTGCAACATTACATTATGATAACAGTCCAAGTCCATTAAGTGTTGCAGGAGGCGGTGTAAGTAATCTACTAGGACAGGGCGGAGTTCTTGATGGATTAGAATCTGTGTTTGGTGCGGTAGGAGATGGAACAGCATTTAGTTCCCCGCAGGGATTTTTAAGTACAGCAGTAAGTGCAATTAACACTTATAAGAATGCAAAAGGTTTAAGCAAAGCCAGTATACTACAAGAAGGTATTAATATTCTTTCAAGTCCGGCAGGACAACAAACAGTTGCTAACACAATTAGTGGTGTAGTTGGAACTGTGTTTCCTAAAAACACAAATACCGGTGGATCAACAGAAGCAACACAAAAACGTGTACTTGGCGGCTCCGGCGTAGGAAGACAGGATATAGGAACGTAAAATGGCAGGAGAAGTTCAAACTAATTTACCGGCAACGGTAACACAAGATAGCGGACAAAGAACTAAATTGTTTTTTGATACGTATGGTAAAGAACCTTTATCATATAAGGTTCCTGATATCGATGCTGCCATTCAGTTTTTTAGCAAAAAAGGTTTTAGTAATCCCGCAGCAAACTTATCAGCAGTAGTATTACTTAAACAGGCCAAGTTAGAAAATATTCCTATTAACCAAATTTTAGATACACTACGAGGGTTTGATAACCTACAAGTGTCAGCACTGGTCGGTGAAATTATGAACAATCATAGACCGTCTACTTCAACACTAGGTTATAGACAACCATCACCCGAAGTAAACAAAGAACGTAATGTGGTTGCGTAAATGGCTAAGTTTGCACAAGGCCGTTATACTATCAAAAATCCTGAAAAGTATGTAGGTACAAAAGCACCATTAGCAAGAAGCAGTTGGGAAACTGTGTTTATGCGTATGCTAGATGAACATCCAAGTGTAGCACAATGGGCAAGTGAAAGTATAAAGATACCATATAAAGATCCGCTTACAGGAAAATATTCAGTATATGTACCAGATTTCTTTATTGTATATAATGATAAAAACGGAAAGCAACACGCTGAAGTAATTGAAGTTAAGCCACAAAATCAAACACTAAGAGAAAAAGTAGGAAAGAGTAGATTTAATCAAGAGCAGTATATTAAAAATATGGCTAAATGGGAGGCTGCTGCTGCTTGGTGTAAGCAAAAACGTGTTAGATTTCGTATAGTTAGCGAAGAAGAAATTTTTCACCAAGGCTCTAAACGTAAATAAATACTATAATAAAATGGTAATACAAAATGACCAAAAAGTTAGAAGAATTGTTTAATATGGAAGATCAAAAAGTTGCGGAGGCAGAAGTTGAAGCAAAACAGGAACCTGTTGAAAGTAAAGCAATAGATCCAGAACAAGCACAGCAAGAAATTAAAAGTGTTGAACAATCATATAAAGCAATACAACAAGTAACACAAGATTTACCACAAATTCGTGAACTAGATTCTATGGGCGAAAGTGAACTAGATCATTTAGCGTCAAAAGCAGAACAAGCATATGACGATTTAATGGATTTAGGTATGAATGTAGAAGTACGCTACAGTGGACGTATTTTTGAAGTTGCAGGTAGTATGCTCAAAAATGCAATTGATGCTAAAACTGCTAAAGTAGATAAAAAGTTAAAAGCAGTTGATTTACAACTTAAAAAACTTAAAATTGACCGTGATTCACCTGAAGATCCTAATGAATTAGTGGATGGAACAGGATATGTTATGCTAGATCGTAACGAATTAATTAAGAAATTAGGCGGAAAGGAATAAATAGTAATATGAAGACGTTTAAACAATATCTCGCAGAGAGCAAAAAAGTATACAGTATGAAAGTTAAGGTTGCTGGAGAGCTTCCTGAAGGGTTTGCTGATGATTTAAAAGCAAGACTTGACACTAGAGGAATTATTGAGTTCGAACAACTTAAAACTACACCAGTTACTGAAGCACCGCTAGACTTTCCAGAGTTAGCAAACTGCGAAGTACATACGTTTTCAGTTGTTACAGAATATCCTTGTACACCAACAGACATAGAAAAAGAAATTTTTGAAATGGGCTGTTGTAAAGAAGGAATGTACATAGCACGTAATGCATTAAGTCCGTCAGAAGAATATCAAGCAACAGACGGTAAACGTGAAGGTGCATTATTACACGATAATGAATATAAAGAAGGGATTGCTGTAAAACACAAAGATTATTTCGGAGATGATTTTAACAAATCATTTTTACAAGACCTAGCAAAAACAGCAAAGGATCGTTCTAAAGAATTAGGACACGACAAATTAAAAGCGGACGTTTACCAAGACGTACCAAAATTAAAAACTGATAAGGCAGGTGTAAAAAGTCCTGTAGGGAGTAACTAATATGGATTTCCAAGAACTAGTAGCAAAGATGACGGCTATTGACACAGCGAAGAATGCACCTGTAGAAACAAAAACAGATGAGTGCGGTATGCCTCCAATGGCACCAAATATGCCAGCACCAGAGCCTAAAGATAAGGCATCAATGACAATTAACATTAATGCACAAGGTGATGCAATTCAAGATGTTATGGATCTTTTAAACAAGATGAAAGATAACGATAAACCATCAGCACTTGATATGCCAACAATGAGCATTATGCCGCCAATGGCAATGGATGAGCCAGAAGGACCTCCAATGCCTAAGCCAATTAACAAATTAATTCCAGACTTCGACGGCGACAACGATGATATGCCAGGCGGCGAAAAAGATATGATCGATATCAAAGCACTCGGTGATAAGGGAGACGACAACGATTACGACGATGACGGTAAGTTAGATGCTCACGAAAAAGATCACGATGACGAAGAAAAGTTACACAAGACTGTAGATAGAGACAGTGATGGTGATCACGATATGGACGATCACGATGCAGAAGAAAAAGATGATGAAGATAAAGAAGAAGCGTGGGCTAATGAGCCAGACGAAGATGAAAGATCAGTTCATTATCAAATGAATAAATTACAAGGCGGTATGAACCGCAGAAAAGGTACACATCCTAAAGTTGCTGGCGCTGACAATCCTATGCAACGTGTAAAAGAAGGTGAAGATTTACGTGCTACTATTAAAGCACAGTTACAAAAAGCATTAGCAGAAACTAAAGGAGCAAAATAAAATGGCAGACTTATTAACAACAACAATTGGCGGCGGTAGCTCAGTATTAGTTGCAGAAAATCGTAAAAGTGTCAAAGATGCAACAGTAGTTGATTATATGGGCAACAAAGATTTAACTATGTTTACTGTCGATTTTGTTGCTGCTGCAAACGCTGAAAATGGTGCTAACGAAGCAATTCAAAAGGTTGTTGAAATCATCGGCAAGTATGCTACTATTGTTATTCGAGGTGCTTTGTTTGACACAAACACTCAAATGTGCTTTGCTGTTGAAACACCAAACGATTCAGAAAATTGGGACGGCGCTGGCGCTGAAACATTGGTAGAACAAATCGAAGACGAAATTCAGGCACAAGGTGCTACATACGGTAACAACACCTTTGATATGACTGCTGTTACTTGTACTGTTAAAACTACTTTCCAGTTAGCATAATAGTACGTTTCATACTATCCAAATAGGGCCGTAAGGCCCTATTTTCTTCTATAAATACTAGTATGGCAAAGAGTTTAGATGGCGTTCAAATTAAGAAAGCCCATAGTAAAAACAAATATACACTAGAAGAAATCAAGCATCTAGAGGCTTGTATGGATCCTATTACAGGTCCGTTATACTTTTGTGAAAACTTTTTAACTATTCAACATCCTACAAAAGGCTCTATGAAATTTGTTCCTTACGGATTTCAAAGAGAATTAATACAAGCGTATGCAGAAAACAGATACTGTGTTGCGATGCTTCCGAGACAGATGGGCAAAACAACCTGTGCTGCTGGTTACCTGTTGTGGTATACAATGTTTACACCTGAAGCTCAAGTGCTGATTGCTGCACACAAATATGCAGGCGCTCAAGATATTATGAATAGATATAGGTTTGGTTATGAAACTTTACCAGACTTTATTCGTGCAGGTATTTACACATATAACAGGAATACAATTGAATATGATAACGGTGCTAGAATACAAGCAACAACTACAACAGAAGATACTGGACGTGGTAAATCTCTTTCATTGATATACTGTGACGAGTTTGCATTTGTGCAACCTCCGGAGAAAGCCAAAGAGTTTTGGACTGCACTTTCTCCTACACTGTCAACAGGTGGTAAAGCGATTGTTACAAGTACACCAAACTCAGATGAAGATCAGTTTGCTATGATTTGGGCAGAAGCAAATAAAAAGTTTGACGAACACGGTAACGATCAAAAAGTAGGAACAAATGGATTCTTTCCTTATTTTGCTCCGTGGACTGAACACCCAGACAGAGACGATGATTGGGCAAACGAAGAACGTGCTAAGATCGGTGAAGAAAGATTCCGCCGCGAGTTTGATTGTGAATTCTTAATCTTTGATGAGACGCTTATCAATAGTGTCAAACTTGCAACACTAGAAGGTGTAGAGCCTATTGCCAACACAGGTCAAACACGATGGTATGGTAAAATTAATCCTAAAGCAACATATATGGTTGCACTTGATCCTAGTTTAGGTACAGGCGGTGATTATGCTGCAATACAAATATTTGAAATGCCTGCAATGAAGCAAGTTGGCGAATGGCGACATAATCTTACACCAGTACAACAACAGATTAGAATATTACAAGATATTCTAAAATATATTTTTACTCAACAACAAGAAGGTGGAAACAACAATCCTACCATATACTATAGTGTAGAAAACAACACAATCGGTGAAGCAGCATTGGTTGTTATACAAGATATAGGCGAAGAAAACTTTAATGGTTTGTTTTTAAGTGAGCCTATTAGAAAAGGTCACGTAAGACGCTATAGAAAAGGATTTAACACAACACATAAAACTAAAATTACAGCGTGTAGTCTATTTAAAAATGCACTAGAGCGAGACAAAATGAAGATTTACAGCAAGCCTTTAATATCAGAATTAAAGACTTTTGTAGCAACTGGTGTTAGTTATAGTGCTAAAACAGGCGAACACGACGACTTGGTTTCAGCAGTTTTATTGATTATACGTATGGCTAATCAATTGGCTAATTGGGATCCAAAAATATACGAGAAAATGACGGAGAGAATGACCGAAGATGAGTATCCATTGCCGATATTCGTATCTGGGGGTTTTTGATAAATACTTATATGGACGCAACCAATAACATATCTACTGACTTATTTTATAAGGTTAGAAGCAGATTTTCTAACTTAAAACTAGGCGATGATTCAGGACAAATTACTATTAATCCTGAACAAGCACGTTTCTTTGACTTTGACTATGTTGAAGAAGATAAAAAGATCGGACACGTAAGCATAAGCCTTGCTGAACCTAATTCTATGAAAGTTTACTTTTCGAATGGGATTACAGAAGGTATGGACAGTGATCAAAAAGATGGTTGGTATGGGTTTTTAAGAGAATTAAGAAAGTTTGCAAAAAGAAGACTACTTGCATTTGATACAAGAGATATTGCAAAAGATAATCTAGATAAAAGAGATTATGCTTTCCTTAGTCAATATGCAACCCCAGAGTCAGACAATGATACAATTACAAAACCTGTCGGAGAGAATGTAATGAATGAGAGTAATTTATATGGAACTAAAACACAAAGTTTCCAGAAACTAGAAGATACTAAGTTAATCATTAAGCATAGTAAAAAACTTGATGATGATATGGATTTAAAACCAGGCGCAAGATCAAGAAATATTTCTGCACTATTTGTACAAAATGAATCAGGAGAAAGATTTAAATATCCTTTCATTCATTTAGCAGGTGCTAGAGCAATGCAACGTCACGTAGCAAACAGTGGCGCACCTTATGATGAAATCGGTGAAAGTATTGTTAAGATGAGTGAAGAAATTGCTCAACTAAAAGGCTTTACAAACTACTGTGTACGTAATGATTTGATGAACTCCGACACTAATCGAATTGTAGAACGCAGTAAAGTACAACTTGATACTCTCAGAGAAAGAATTGCAAAACTTTCCAAACAATCTTATTACGAGGCTTATATCCAAGAGTTTCAGGCACCTAGTAATCAAGAAGTAGACGATGATGTTATGGAGCAGTACAAAGAAATGTTTACTGTTAAGAATTTTAAAGAAGACTTAACAGATGTATTCCCAGTTATTCACAGATTAATGAAAGAAGATGAAACTGTAGGCTATGACGACATAGTCGAAATGACAGCAGAGGCCGAAGGCACTGAGTTACCAGAAACAGAATCAGAAGAATCACAAGATGATATGGCAAAATTTGAGGCTTGGGTAGATGCACTAGGTGAAGAAAGTCCAATTCAAATAGCAGACGAAGAAGAAAAAGCAGATATGGTTAAAAGTTTAAACGAACTTACTAGCCAAGAATTTACAGCAGGCGTAGATGGCACTAATGCAATTACAAGTTTAGAAGGAATTATTGAAGATCCTAAACTAGAACAAGACATTAAGAAACAAGCAACAGAAGACTCAAATACAGATGTACGTCCATTACTAAAAGCGTGGATTGAAGAAAATGCACCAGATGTATTAGGCGAGTTAGACTTCGGCGATATGGCAGATGAACCAGCAGTAGGCGCAGATGAAGTTGAGCCACAACAAGAAGATATGTCCAAAGGTATGAAC